CTAAAGCAAATAAAACTTAGCCCCTATTAACTACTAAAGAAAGGTGTTCACAATGAATACACTAGATAAAAATACAATTAAAAACTCACGCTATGGTCACCTAGACCTAGAACAGCGTATCTTCCTAGGTGCTACTATGGTAGCCAATGGAGAACTAGTATCTTTTAGAGGTGCTAGTGCAGATACATACAATAAGGTTATGGCTCTTGCTAATAAGATTAAGCAAGATAGAGAATTCCCACAATGCCCTTGTGAGGAGTGTAACTAATGAGCCTACCTATTATCCTAGTAGCCTTGTCAGTGCTATGCACTATACTAGTACTTATCCCTACTATACTAGATAAGGATAGTGAATTCTAATGCACCTATACCTATGCTCACAATGTAGCACACTAGCAATCGTTACCCAAAAGGGTAAACAAATAACAATCAACCCCTGCTTATGCACAAAAGAAAAGAGATAAATAAATGAACACATGCAAAACGCCTAAATGCGATTCCGTTGAGTTAGTTTTTAGTGGAACAGATGCCTTTATGCTAGGCATACCAACAGAACAGATTTGTTATGATTGTGCTAATACATACGCACAGGTATCCCGTATTGTCGATGCTTGGAAGGCAGAGGTTGCTATTGTTTGATTGGTTTACTAATCCATTTAGTGTTTTATTTGATTGGATAGGATACTTTCTTATCTTCGGTGCAGTAGTCACTATGATTTTAGTTATTGGTGCAGTTGTTGCAATTCCTTTAGGATTAAAACTATTAGGTGTTGCATTCGCTAAAACTATTGTAGTAGAAACTAGCAAGGTACTAAAAGACATAGGCATCACTAACATTGACCTAAAGCAACAGAAAGAAAATGAGAAGATTAAAGCCTATCTAGATCGCAAGGTGGTACCCATACTAACTAAAATTAGTTAGGTGGCACCAGTGCTAATTAAAACTAGTTAACTAATTAGTCTACACTAAGAGAGGTAGTGAGTTATGTGCTCACTATCTTTTTTGGTGTTTATTTTTAAATACGTGTATCATACATCTGGACAAAATATTCAGATTTTAGGCTATTTAGGTTTTACAAATTTTTTCAGATTTGGACGGTATAGGGTATAATAGTTTTATGGGAATATTAGATAATCTAGAAAATGCCTGGGATAAAGACTTCCAATTCGAATCCAAACCTATGCCAGTAACAGACAACATGGGCAGAGAAGAGCCTAACTTGGCTGTAAAATTATTTTCAGAAACATGTTGCACAGATTGTAGTTGCAAAAATGGATAGCGATCAACAACATCTAACTCCAGAGCAAGCACAAGCGGTTTTGCTATTTCAGATTGAACAGAAACTAAGGTTTGCCATTGCAAATCAAGTTGAGAATAAATTTCACGGTAGTTATCATGATGCATCACACGATATAGCGCAATTCATTCGTAACATGGCATAGAGTTAAAGAACAATGCAATATCATAAGCCTAAACCAAGTCCGCATGAAGAATTGTTTAAAAGTTTTATTTATGATGATTTTAATTGGACTAACTCTAGTTATAATGTCTATCGTGTAGAGAATGGAGCAGAGATATATAAAAGAAAACTGTTTTGGACTCCAGATAAAATAAAAAACCCATACTCAGTTAACTCTATGGGATATAGAAGTGATGAGTTTGTAGAAACCAGAGACATTATTTTTGCAGGATGCTCTCAGACTTGGGGTGAAGGAGTTGTGTCTGATGGAATTTGGGGAAATATTTTATCTAAATCATTAAATAAAAAATCATACAACTTGGGTATGGGATCAAAAAGCACACAGTTTATTGTGAAAAATACAATAGCATTTTGCAAGCAGTATGGTAACCCCAAAGCAATATTTTGTTTATTTCCAGAATTTACAAGAATTGAAATGATATCTGATGGGTCGTTTATGGTTGGAAGATTTTCACCTCCTAATAAGGTTGGAAGACACAGATATAGTTTAGTACCACAGAGAATAAATCCAGAAAAAGATACAAAGTATTCTAAGGCTCCTCATTTAGCAGAAGATATGATTCCTTCAGAACTTCTTTTTTCAATTAACTTAGAATATATTCATATGATAGAACTATACTGTAAATCAAACAATATTAAATTATTTTGGGGCACATGGAATGAATACCAAGATATTTATTTGCATAGAAAAATAGACTCAATGGATTTTAAAAATTATGTTTACCTAGAGCAAGATAAATGGAGTGCTGGACCAAATACTGGGTTTGTAGAAAATTTTTACGATAGTGTTGACAATGACTACATGATCCATAAAAAATGTCATGAAAAATATAGAGAAAACTACGGTATGAATTTTGATTTTCCTATGGACGGAAACCCTAAAAGTGGTTTGCCAGGAGTAGATGTGGTAACAGGGCATATGGCAGTGCATAGGCATCTACATATTTCAGAAAAATTTGAAGAGGCTTTTAAAAATGCTGGCAATTAGATACTACATATACAAAATAAGACTAAGGCTTCGTCGAAAAAAAGATGACGACAAGCCAAGGTTTATTTATTAATTTTACTTAAAAACACCCTGAACTTCAAGATCGTCATATATCAAACCCATCATATGCTGCAATGCTGGATATTGTCCATCAATGTTTTTTACAATGTCAGCATCGCTCATCTTGGCTTGCTTCATTAAATTTCTATTATAAACATTTACTGTTTCAATCATAATTTCAATTACTTCGTGTCTTATCATGCCCATTCCTTTTCTTGGTCGTATGTAACAGAATACTCTCCTGTAAATATCTCTGCGTAAGATATGATATCTCTATTATACCTTATAAGTGTTTCTATGCCAACTTTGTCGCATATGTACTTCTTACCCCTAGTAAGTGGTTCAAACTTCATCCCCTGCCCTTCTAGGGCGTTATTAAGGGTATCCATGTACCTTGTCTTGCCATAACGTTTTGATGTAAATGATTGATCAACATAATCAAACCTTGCTTGTGCATCATTTTTTCTTGCAATGTCCGAATTGTCTATTATGTACCTTGTTGCATGATGATCCATCCGTGTAGACCAGTTTCGCATGTTATCGCTGTATTTCTCCATGTTCTTGAGAGTTGAGTCAGCGAAAGCCATGCGTATAAGGTCTGATTCGGAAAGATCAGCCTCTATTGCGAACGAAATCAAAAAAGCGGTTGCGAAAGGAAACTTGTCGCTATATGTCGAAACGCCGAAGTGCACATTCGGATTGAAAGACTTACTTGACATACCGTCTCGAATTAAGCGCATATGATTGCCGAGAGATACATACTCTTGCCGATTCATATCGCAGTCGACGAACAAACATTCCAAAGGATCTATACCATCTGCAAGACACAAGATGTTCTTATCGTATGAACCTACTATTTTCGAACCGTTAAAACGCTCCAATAATTTTGCGGTCATGAAGCCATCCATGTCAGGGGATATAATTAAATTCTTGGAATGCTCAAGTGTTTTGAGTATGTCTGTTTTCATTTTGTAAATATACCCCTTATAATAATGTTATTATGACAATCCAAGACTGGGCCTCACTAATTGTAGCCATTCTTACAATTGTATCATCAATCGCTTTTGCAATCAAGTGGCTCGTAAAACACTATCTCAGCGAACTTAAAACCAATGGTGGATCAAGCGTCAAGGATCAAATTAATAGATTAGAGAGTTCTATGGAAGATCAAAGAATAGAATCCATAACTTCACGAGATCGACAAGAAAAGAAACTAGACGAGATGTATAGAATTTTGCTTGAGCATATTGTCAAAAACGATAAATAATAATTTGCTATATACTATATATAAAGATAGTTTTTAAAACTATAAGGATAGTTCTTTTCTCTTATATATATTTAGTATACACTATCGCATACATGGTCAAAATAGACTTATGGTAACAAAACGGACATTGTCTATTATAACAATTTGATAACTTTAAATATCATGTCCAGATTGTCCTATTATGGTATAATTTTATTACTGGCTAATACCTTGGTTTGTCCTATACCCACCAATCAAGGTATTAGTCTTTATTTATGGTATAATCTGAGTATGCCTATTCACTCTTCTCTTGCTTTTGGTGCCGATCCAGTCACTATGCAATGGAGCGTTGTTAGAGGAGATACTGGAACTCTCCGTGTAGAGTTTTATGAGGATAATGAAATAGACTATTACGATACTACTGGATGGACTTTTAGAGCAACTGCTTATGATCAGTCTGGTAACGTTTTAGATGCACTGGATTGTGAACCTGGAGAAGGTTTTGTTGATATTACAGCCTACCCTTCAGTTACAAAAAATTGGGGATTAAAATACTCATCAGTTGTGGCTCAACTACCATTTGACTTACAAGTAACAATTCCAGAACTAATCGAAGATACTGTTTGGACTCCTGTAATTGGAACTATACAAGTATTAGGCGACATTACACCAGGGGGTACACTATAATGGCAGTTATTAAGATTGTTCCAATGCCAGGCGCAGTTGGAGACAAGGGAGACGAAGGAGCACCAGGTGCTAGAGGTCCCCAAGGCGAAAGAGGTTTACAAGGAGCCCCAGGTACAAATGCAGTATGGTCATATCAAGGTGCATGGAATCCTGCTGCTGCTTATGCAGTTGGAGATCTAGTAACCTATCAAGGACAACTTTATTATACAAAGTCAGTTACAACTGCTGGAACACTTCCAACCAATACAGTTAAGTTTGATTTAATTGCATCTAAAGGTGCAGATGGACAACCAGGAACCAATGGTTCTGATGGTGCACCAGGTGCAGGCTTTGGAATTTTCTATTTAGGAAACTATAATCCAAATAGCGGATACGTTCCAGACATTGCAGTAGTTAGAGGATCAGACGGACAACTGTATCTTGCTAAAGCAAGTGGACAACTTGGAGATCCAGTTGGAAACACTGCACAATGGGAGGTTTGGATTCCTAAAGGTGCAGATGGTACAAACGGGACAAATGGTACAAATGGTGCAGATGCACTTTGGAATTTTACTGGTCCATGGGTAAATGGAATTGACTATGGTCCTGGATCTTTAGTTGAGTTTGAAGGATCGACTTACTATCATCCTAATGGACAATTTTCATCATACTCTCCGCCAACAAATGGGTGGATTTTAGTTTCTGCTAAAGGTGCAGATGCTGAATTGCCAACGGGAGCAACAGGAACATTTACTTCTCAAGATAACAAAACAGTAACAGTAACTAATGGAATTATTACAAGTATAGTTTAGTAAAACCGTGAGATAATTCTACTATGGCCGTTTCTAAATCTATGGACTTCCCAGGTGCAAAAAAATCTTCTTATGTTGCACAAGTAGAACAAAGTCAGGCATCTCCCACAGTAGATAATGCTCTTTCATTTCTTCCAGTCCCTGGCCCAGTTGGACCACAAGGCCCTGCAGGTAGAGATGGTAGAAATGGCGAACAAGGTGCACCAGGTCCAAAAGGTGATACAGGACCCAGAGGAGATCGAGGCCCAGCAGGACAAAGTTCTTTGTCATCTTCAGGACAGCAAGCAGGATGGGGCTCATATACAAACACTATTGACAAACCAACAAAACTTGGTATCTCTCAAGGAGACGATGGTTGGGTAACTCTTCTATTAGACACAAAAGATAAAAGTCAAAATGAAAAATACCTTCCAGAAGGATGCACCAGTCTTTGGAATAGCCACCAGAGAGCCCTAAACTTCCACGGTATAAAAGAAGGCTCCCAAGTATCAGTAACATACAACTTTGAACTAACAACATATACCTCAAATACAGAGGTTTGGCTAAGAACCTATTTTGCAAGCAATGATCAGGAGTTTGTCCAGTTCGTAGGCTCCCTTAAATATCAAAACACATACAACCTTTCAGTTACCCAAAAGATCTTTATTGAAAATACTGCTATGTGGGGTAATGGAGCAGTTCCTCAAATAAGAACAGACTTTGATGCATCCGTAATCTTTAATTCTGTCTACGTCAGCGTGGTATAATAAAACCATGGCATTTCCAGCAACATATGACTTTAATTACTATAAGGGTGACACCTTTGAGTTTCGCATCTACCCGAAAAAAAACGATGGAACGGTTTTTGATTTAAGTCCGTACCGCCTTCAGCCAACAAATTTTGCAAGTCTTCCAGATGATGTAACAGATACAGTAGCACCATATGATGGAGCACAATTTACTATTTCAAATGTTCGTGGCTCTGTTGGTCTTGCCACAGGAATGCCACTTGAGTGTTTTGCTAGAGTTTCAGATGACAATACATTTGTTCAGTGTGCAATAAGGCCTCCAGAAGGAGAGCAACTAATTGCTGGAACAGAATATGTATATGACGTTGAAGTTAGAAAAGAAGCAGGTGCTCCAGGCAATGGTGAATATGCACTAGTTCAAACACTTTTAACAGGTAAAATAACTATTACAGATCAGGTCACAGGCGCAACTGCTGCGTCTCGACCATAAGGAATATAATGGCAGAAATAATTTTATCAAATGACGATTTAACTGTATTTGGTGGACCAGAAAAAATTAGTCTTGATTTAGATATAGGGCCACAAGGTGATCGTGGAAGTATTATTGTAGGATCAAATGGAAACCCACAAGATGCAAATGTTAATGCTGCACTACAACTTCAACCTAGATATCTTCCACCTGCCCCAGGATTTGATCTTCCAGATGGAATTAATGCTTTAGACATTGCAATTGATTATAACCCGTACTCACCAACATACAAAACAATTTTCCAAAGAGTAGCAACACCCACTGGCACCCAGTGGACAGAAATGCTTAGTTTAAAAACAAACTTTTATTCTTCTGTAAAGCATGTAACCGCTGTTGTAAGCAATGACATTGGAACCCTTACAATACCTCCAATCAACATAACAGAAATTGCAAGCGACATAAACCTTACATCTGCAAATTTTAGCATTCAGTATTCTATTTCATCACCAACTGGAGGGCCTCTTTCAACAAGTCTTGTGGTTGGCTCTATAATAGATAATCCAATCAGAGCACTATCACTTCAAATAAAGGGTGTAGAATATATTGAAGGCGTATGGCAGCCAATGGCTGGTCCAAAGCGTGTTCATTTATTTATTACGGTGGTATAATGGCAAGAGGTGATTTATAGTGGCAGCAGAAAACATTGACAATACCGCTACAGGCACTGGGCTTTTTAATACCAAAATTCCAGGATTTTCAGATGCAGCAGATATTCAAGCAGCACTAAGACTTTACCACTATGGATCATACACCTATGATGGCACAAATACAAACGTTGCAAACCTTTTAAACAACTCAATTGCAAAACACCTTCAAAACCTTGTTGATGCCGATGCAGCAGAAGTAATAAATAGAAACAATGCTATTGCTACAGAAACAGCAAATAGAAACACTGCTATTGCTACAGAAACAGCAAATAGAAACACTGCTATTTCAACTCATAATTCAGCAACCACAAATGTCCACGGAATATTAAACACAGCAAATTTAGCAACAATATCATATGTCGATACAGAAATTACAGATGCACTATCTGGTGCTACTGGAGGATACCCTGCTCTTGCAGGAGATGCTATTGATTGGAACTCTGTTGATTTAAGATTTGATGTTGAGCCAAGAATTGCAAATGTTGGAACAGTTATAACAAAATCATTGAGTTTTACTGTGTCTCCAGAAGATGTTGGCAAGACTGTTATTATATACTCCTCTAACCCAACAACCGTAACCCTTCCAGCAAATTCGACAATAGAAATTCCAATAGGATATTCAATTGATATAATTCAGACAGGAACTGGCTCAGTAACAGTATCTGAAGGCAGCGGTGCTGTTTCAATTAATAGTAAGGCTGGAATAAAATCTCTTGATGGGCAATACTCAAAAGGAACCTTAGTTAAAATAGACACCAACACATGGTTTTTTTTTGGAAACTTACTTAACGTAGTAACACCTGTTACTCCTGCAGTAACACCTGCCGTCACACCTGCAGTAACTCCAGTAACTCCAGTAACTCCAGTAACTCCTGTTACCCCAGTAACACCTGTAACACCTGTAACACCAGTTACTCCTGTAACACCAGATGTTACCCCAGTAACACCAGATGTTACCCCAGTAACACCCGCTCCCCAACTTGCAACTCCATCACTTTCAGCAACCACTGGCCCATCTGGTTTTAATGGACAGGCTTACGCAAATATTACTGTTGGTAATTTTGACAATAATAACTCTTACTCTTCAACCATGGGATCTCAAAATCCAGAGTTTCCAGAAGAATGGAATATTAGTGGATTAACCAATGGACAATCTTATACAGTTTATATAACTGCATCTCGTGCTGGATATACAAGTGCTCAGGGATCTGTAACATTTACCGCAAGTGTTGGAGGGGTAACCCCAGTTACACCAGTTACACCAGTTACACCAGTTACTCCCGTAACTCCAGTTACCCCACTAGTTTGCCCACCACCAGGAGACACAAGTGGAAGTTATTCAGATCCATGTAGTTTTGACCCAACAATATGTTGCGATAGCGATGGAAGACCTTGGAATCCAGTTACCCCAGTGACTCCTGTAACCCCTGTAACCCCAGTAGATTGTTCAGATTATAGTTTAATTCCTCAGTCACAATGTGGTGATTGTGGTTTAGTATGGTCTCCAACATTTGGTGAGTGCATAGATCCAGGAACTGTAACACCAGTTACTCCTGTAACACCAGTTACTCCTGTAACACCCGTTACACCAGTTACACCATCACAATGCCCAGAAGGATATGTATACTCTGATAGGTTTGATGATTGTGTGCCAATTGATGTAACACCTGCTGTAACCCCAGCAGTAACCCCTGCTGTAACCCCTGCAGTTACACCATCACAATGCCCACCAGGATATACTTGGTATCCAAACTTTGGTGAATGTATAGAGGATTCAGTAACCCCAGCAGTAACCCCTGCTGTAACCCCTGCTGTAACCCCTGCTGTAACACCTGCAGTTACTCCAGCAGTTACACCTGTAACAGAAACAAGTAGAACAACTGGAACCTGTATAGCAGATTCATATTGCCCAGAAGGTGGAGAAAGACTAGATACTGTTTATTATTCAAATGGAACTAGCAGCGAGCAATATGTTTGCTGTTCTTATACACCAGCAGTTACCCCTGCAGTTACCCCAGCAGTCACACCTGCTGTTACTCCTGCAGTTACCCCAGCAGTCACACCTGCTGTTACTCCTGCAGTTACTCCTGCAGTTACACCTGCAGTTACACCTGCAGTTACACCATCACAATGCCCACCAGGATATACTTGGTATCCAAACTTTGGTGAATGTATAGAAGATTCAGTTACACCTGCTGTAACCCCTGCTGTAACCCCTGCTGTAACCCCTGCTGTAACCCCTGCTGTAACCCCTGCTGTAACACCTGCTGTAACACCTTCAGTAACACCATCACCTTCTTGTGGTGCCCCTTACTCGTTTGCTTACCCAGATGATAACTGTGGTCCAGGATATGCTGGTATCTATAATAGTTGTGGCAATTGGGTTGGCTGCGATTAATTAGTATGATATAGTAGACTATATGAAAATGAAAAAAGAATTTTTTGCAAATGTAGATGGAGACAAACTGTCCTTTTTCTCTATAGAATTAGATTCTGACGAAAATGTTATTGAGCCTTTTATGAAAGACAAGGACTACGCTTTATCTAATAGTCCTACTGTTTTAAATATAACTAGTTTAGGCTACCTACCTGCAAAAAAGAGTACTTGGGATGGAGAATCTTTTACACCACCAAGTGGCGAGGAGCATTTGCCAGCATGTCCTGGAGACTGCGAAAATGGGTGTGAAACTATTGCTTTTTTAGTTGACAATGTTTATCATTGGGGTACATCATATTGCGTTGGAATAGATAGCACTGAAATGCTTATTGCTGCATTGAGTAGCAGCCCAGAAATCACTTTTACAATAACAGAGGAGTAGTTCTTGTGACAGACAACGAATCACCGTATCAAAAATGGAAAAAGAATCTTGGAGAAACAAGGCCTTGGGATTTAGTAAATCCTGAAACAGATTGGGCAGATGAAGAGAAAGCAAAAGAAAGATTTTCTATATGTAAGGGTTGTCCAGAATTAATTAAACTAACGACACAGTGTAAAAAGTGTGGGTGCTTTATGAAAGTAAAAACAAAACTCGACAAAGCATCCTGTCCGATTGGAAAATGGTAATGAATAAAAAAGAATTAGCACCAGGAATAGTTGTATATTTAGATGTAATTGAAAATGATATAGATCTTGTTTCAGATATTGAAGAAGGAATGATTAGTGCAAAAAGAGAATGGATTCCTTCATCTATTAAGAGTAATGACAAAGTAAAAGTAGATACTGACTACAGAGATACTCTTACATCTGTTGTTCCATATAAAGATTCAATTATTGATGATTTTGTAAATTTAGATCATGCATTTAGTTCAACGCTTTCAAACATTTTTTTAAGTGGTTTTGGTCCTGCCGAAGCAGACTATAAGTCAGAGTATCAACTTTTAACTACGTGGCACGATTCCTATAGTATTTTAAAATATGGCAAAGGTCAAAAATTTGTTAATCATATAGATGATCATCAAGATTTTCATAGAAGGCTTTCTCTTGTCTACTACATTAATGATGACTATAAAGGTGGAGAGATTGTTTTCCCAAGATTTGATATAACATATAAGCCAAACGCAAACGAACTTCTTCTGTTTCCATCAACATATGTTTATAATCATTCGGTTCTTCCAGTAGTAGAAGGAACAAGATATGCTGTAGTTAGTTGGTTAAAATAATGATAGACATGGGGCTTGTACAAAAAGCACGTGATGAAAATAGAATTCACGTATTTAAAAATGTTTTTACAAACCTTCCATCATTAGACACAATAATGTCTGTAGTTTCTAAGTATGTTGATGAAGACTTGGCAGCCTCTCCTAATAGGTCATATCTTTTAAATGATTTTGTTGAAGGAGAGTCTTCTGATATGAAATTAAAGTGTAGATTTTGGTCACGTCTAGCATTTCAATTGTTTGATCCAAAAGATCTGTACATGTCAATAATACCAGAACTTGCTACAGTAACTGAATGGGGACTTTCTGAGTATCCTAAAGAAATCTATCAGGGTAACTTTTGCCTGGTATCGCTTATGAAAAACAGAGGAGTAGTTGGAAGTAAGCACAGAGACTATGTTGATCAGTTTCAGTGGGTAGTTAAAGGTGAAATGATTTGGCGTACTGGAGAGAATTTAGAAAATGAAACACATGTTGTAGAGGGTGACTTTATATTTGTTCCTAAAAACCTTGCCCATGAGGTTGAGACATTAAAGGCTCCAAGAGTAGCAATTAACTTAATATTAAGAAACTAAAAAGCACCCATAGGTTTTACCCTACAGGTGCTCCTAGTTATTATATTTTACTTAGGAAATTTAGACATCCAGTATTTGGTTCTTGGAGTGATGCCCTTCCATGAGGACCAATCATATCCACCATTTGTCATATAGTATGCAATCTCTGCATTTTTGACGGGATTGAATAACTCAGCATTTGACTCAAGATCAAACTTAGTTCTACGATCAGGACCAAGTGCATCAATCATATTAATTTGGAACATACCATAAGATGAGTCGCCAGTCTTGTGATTGCCATTAAAGGCCAATGGTCTTCCATTAGATTCTTTCTTTGCTACTGCCCAAGCCACGACAAGGTCTTTACCCTTGAATCCTACTAGAGAAAGCAGTTCCTTTAGTTCTAGATCAGTCAGAGAAACCTTATTCTCAAAACTCTCTAACTTTTTTTCCTTAGAAACCAAAAAAACCTCTTTCGAGGTGGTTTCCGATGTCTGAGCCTGTTCCAGGCTAAGATTGTTCTTAGTATC